TAATACCTCCTGGTTCATACCATACTTTCCTAGGTTAGATATAAAACAAAAATGTAAATTATTCTACTATTATTTTATTCGAGGATAAGAGCTTTTATAGATTTTCTATCTTGATATATCTCTGTTTGTGCTTTACCTTTGTAACATTTATAAGATACAGATTCACTAAATGTTCTTTCTGCTTCACGTTTTCCTCTAAGACACATAGCCATATTGTCTTGAATTAAATGTTCTTTTATTTCACCATTTACAAACATTAATAAAGCCACTACACTTTCAATCATAATACTTTACCTTTATTAGAACCTTTTTTAATTGTGTATCTACTACTACCATTAGCATTAATGTCTACTTCTTTTTTTAAATTTTTTGTAAATTGCTTTTGCTTATTTTCTTCATTTATTTTAGCAATATGATCTAATACTTTTTTAGTGATTCTTGCCGTTGCCATTTGTATATTTCATCTCTCTATTTGCGTCTTTTAACTTTTCAATATCAACTAATACTTTATCCATTTGTTTTCTTAAAAATTCTATATTAACTTTGTTTAACGCCATTGATTCTATATGTTTATTTAATTTATCAGTAGTTTTATAAAGATCCTCAATCATCATAAATTGTTCTGAATCAGCAGGTAAAGAACCTAGTTGTCCACGTGGCCATTTAATTCTAAACTCTGTATTTTCTTCAAGGTCTTTTTCCATTAACTGAAGTCTAGTATCCGCAACATTTAATCTTTCTACAATCTGAAAATAACCCATTGTGCCAAGTGCAACAATCACAATAAGACTAGCAACCGTTTTCATCGGCATTTGCACTGCAGCTTCTTCAGATATGTTTAAAGGTTTTTTAGTAGGCACTAGGTCCTCCAAATAGTGCAAGTAAGGTTATTAATATAATTAAAATTGCAGTAAAGTAATAATTCATCTAACATCTCCACCGCCTTCTAGCTTGTCTTATTCTAGAATTAGGATTATTTCTAGTTTTAGCAGAGCTTCTTTTCAATTGACCTAATGATCTTGCGCAATATGATTTTCTTCTTTTAGCTGCTTTACTACCAGGTTTTACTTTACCAGTAACTGCCATTTTTAATTTAGAACCAGGATTAGCTCGTCTATAAGCTTTTATTCCTGCTCTAGTCATACCAGCGCCTTTCTTAGTTGGTCGATAATATTTTTTTCTTCTTGGTATATCGCCAGTTCTTTTTCTAGGTCTTATTCTTGTTCTAGCCATTATGAATAATCCGAGAAGCCTGTTCCCGATCCTCTTGCACCAGTTGCTTCGTTTACAGAAGAACCAAATGTTCCTTGATTGTTATTACCACCGCCACCTCTAGCTCTATCTTGAAAAGTAGGTTGCATATTCATTACAGCAGTATTATATGTTTGTATATCACCTTGCGGATCTTGCATTGTAATATTTTCTATTCTAGTTTCTTCTTTATTTTTTAAAAAACCACCTACAGCAACAGGTAATGCAAACGGAGTTATAAAACCACCTAAACTAGCACCAGTTGCTACATTAAATCCGGCGGTACCAATTCTAACAGCATTCTGTACATTAGAAGGAATACCTAAAGTATCTTCTACAAAATTATTATAATAACTTATATTATCGGCAAGTATATTCGTGGCAGATTTTTTTGAGGACTCTGTAGGTTTTTCAAAATCAAATTCGAAAAAATTTTTATTCGGTTTATTAAAATCTTTAATTTGACCATCATCACCTTCAAATATAGGACATACTCCATTTACTGACATTCTTCCATTTGGACATATAAATTCTTTTATCATCTGCCTTGACCTCTATACTTTTTTCTAGTAAATTTTTTATTTGGTCGCTTACTATGACGACCAGGTCTTTTCCTTGGTTTATCTCTTGGAAGTAAATTTAAACCCAGAGCAGCCTTTTTAGCCATTTACTTTTTTTTATTTATATTAATAGGAATAACTTTATCTTTATTTCTTTTAATAATTTTAGAAATTCCTGGATAATCTTTTACTTTTCCTTTGTAAATAACTCCACCTTTGCCAAAATGATCTTTTACAAGTTCATCTTTTTTAGCAATCATTTCTCTGTCTTTAGATTTACCTTCTTCATAACCATCGTCATCAAACATTTTATCTTTAGATGTATCATCAAAATCTACATCTAAAATTTCTTTAGTAACGTCTTTTGTAGTTTTAGCCATTATCTTTTTTTCCTTTTAGCTTTCTTATTTAATTCACGTACTATTCTTTTCTTCTCAGCTTTAAGGTTTCTTTTACCTTTTTTAGTTTTTGCCTTTTCAGCATCAACTCTGCCAAGCTCTTCAAGTCTATTCATACGTCTTGTGTTTTTTCTTTTCTTCATCATCTTCTTTTCTTGCCTTTCCTTTTAATTACACCACGTGCAATTAAAATATCTTTTTTAGTTACTTTACCATCTCCAGACATATCTGGAAATTTACCTTTTTTCTTTTTCTTTTTTTTCTTCATCATCTTTCCAGTCATTTTAGAATTTTGCATTCTACCTTGACCAGAGCCTGCGCCTGCTGTCATTTTCATTAGAACGTCTCCACTTCTATTTTTATACCACGCATCATTTTTGCGTGTTCTGCTTTTCTTGTATCATCTTCTTTTACAACTTCGTCACCAGGATTTTGCATTGCCTTTTTTAACATAGCAGCATCTTCTACAGCACCAGGAAACTTATCATAAAATCTTTTATTAGCCGCTTTGACATCTTCGACACTATAAGTTTTAACACCTATTTTTGGCGATGGGCTTGTTTTTTTAAAAGGGTTAGTCATTTTTCAGATCCTCCGTTGTACTTATTTTTTTAGAAACTATACTTTGAAATATCGAGTGTGTAAAGGTCGGAAGCATTAATTCGCTTATAGGATTATCGACATGACCTGTAGACCACGAAATACAAGGTACTCCTTTCTGGTCCCAAGCTACTAGAGCATAGCCTTTAATATCTATCTTATCAGTAATCTTAATACAAGCATCGTGAAAAGCTTGAACTACCTCGTCATTCTGTTTATCTACAATTTCTTTTTTTGTAGGTATTCGAGGAGTTACTCTCCATTTATCAAGAGTAATAATGTTTGTTTTTGCGGTATTTTCTTTTTTCGTCATAATCATCGTCCTCAGGATCATCTGGATGTGTTATTAAAAACCCATCACGCATTCTCATTAAAGCTTGTATACAAGTATCATGTATATCATCGTGCTTTCCATATGGGAATTGAGATGATTCTTCTATAACACTCTTAGTCCAATCTTCTTCCAAAGTAAACACTAATCCACCTTCAAACATTGCAGCTACACTATGAGTTCTTGAGACCTTATCTCTTTCTGGAGAATAAGTAACTACTGGTACACCAGACCTTCTCATATCTTGTATAAGAGATTGACCAGAAGCTCTTTTTTCTATTAATACTTGATCGGGCATCCATTCTTCGTAACTATCTTGCGCACGTTTTCTTAAATCTGGATATTCTAATCTTTCTTTCCAGGCGTCTAATAATAAACATGCAGCATACGGAGTATTGTTTTCATCTCTTGCTGTAAATACTCCCCATGTAGTACAAGCTGAATAGTCAGCAGAGGATCTTGTACTAAATGCTGTATCATAAGATTGTACAACATAACCTAATGTAGGAATTTTTTCTCCCTCATAAATATTCCACCATTCTTTTTTAATAATAGAACCTTCTTCGTTAGTAGGTCTTTGTTGATAAAGAGATTGCCATACACGTTCACCTACTGTATTTTGTATTTTATCTAAATCTTCTTTCGAATATGCATCAGGCCATAAAGCATTTCCTTCTTTATCGATTGCTGGTAAATCTAATATCTTCCAATCTTCTCCTGATTCATTTAAAATATAACCTGCAAGGTCATCTTGGTGCCAACGAGTTTGAATTACTATTACTTTACCACCAGGTTGTAATCGAGTATATGCTACAGACTTATACCATTCTAATAGATTTCTTCTTTGTACTTCTGACTCTGCGTCCTCTCTTCCTTTTATAGGATCATCTATAATTAATAAATGCGCACCTCTACCTGTAATAGCTCCACCGGCACCTACTGCTGCATAAGTTCCACCGTGTATTGTATGAAATCTTTTAGCAGATGTACTATCTGATCGAAGGGCCACTTGTGGAAATACTTTGTTATAATCATCAGATTGAAGTTGATTACGGACCTTTCGTCCAAAGTCGTCAGCAAGTTCTTGAGCATATGTAGATTGAATTACAAATTCATTTGGATTATTACCAAGATACCAAGCAGGAAAAAATTCAGAGCATAACATAGATTTACCATGTCTAGGTGGCATAAAGACCGCTAGCCTTTTAATATCTCCTCGTTCTAAACTTTCTAAATTTTTGGCAATTAATTGAATATGTGCAGGATCTTTATAACCTGGATACATATGTTTAGCATATGCTAAAAAATTATTACGAGCTTTATAAGTAGATAATAAATTATTTAAATGTTCAATTAATTCACCAGCACGTTTATCACGTGTCTTTTGGTATATCTGAATAGCTGACTTTAATTTCTCTTTGATTTGAGCTTCTTGCATTTTGTTGACCCATTCCTAATCCACCACTTTCTTTATATAACTTAAATTTTTCTGAAAGTAAAAAAAACGGTTCTCTTTTTTTCAAGATAACTTCTTTCCAGGCTTCTGATGGTTGACCTATCTTATCAAGAAACCAAGCTAGTTTTGAAGCTTCTGCTAATCTTAGGTTTACCATTTCTATATGATGTAAATCTCCTTTTTCTTGAGGATTGCCTTCTTTATAAACTCTTGCTCTAAATACTTCATCATTATTGTTACCAGTAATATCTGCTCTATCGTGTATTACATTAATATCAACTTCCTCCATAATATCTAAAGCATAAGCAATTTCTGAGAGCCACGCATCATTTTGACCATGTAGACTAATATGATCTAAACATCTAAACCAATCTCTTGGAAAACATGGAAAGATACTATAAGGATGTCCAGTTTGTTCTTTAAACTTTAATAAACAAAACTGATCTTCGAAATCCATAATCTTATCATCCCAATTCTTGGTACACATTAATGCATCGTCATTAAAGAACATTAACCATTTACCAGTTGAATATTGAGCTAATGTATTATTATATCTATGTAAATTTTCGTAACCTATGGGATTAAATTGTAAAGCAACTTGATTAGGATATTTTGAATCTTTTAAATATTTAAAAGTTTCTAAGTCATCTTTATCTACACCAAATAGAAATTGTAACTTATCGGGCTCTCTTGCATTATTGATTAATGACTCTACAGCTTTTTTTAATAATGGCAATCTTTTACGAGTTGGTAAAAGTATAGATATGTTCATGGATCCACAGTACTCAAATAAATATATAATAAAACAAAAATATGCCCGCCTTCCTCCCTGATACAACCAGTCTCCCGGTCCGTGTATCAACTCCTATTCTTTTTCTTTTATCTCGTAAAAAAATCTATCTGTATCATCTGTTACCCAATCTTTGTTTTCGACATTCCAGTCGTTTGTTTGGACTTTGTAGTCTGGCACTTCGCTTCTCGTAGTGAACGAATTAACATTCCATAATATCCTATTATTAGGTTGAGCAGCGAAATTACCGTTGTCAAGCTCCAATATATGAGCGCACTTATGCTCCTGAGGAATTTCAGAATGATCTGTGTCAAGAAGATTGGGGTCAGGGTGACACCAGTCAACAGTAAACAGATACTCACCTGTATAAAGTTTTTTATCT